CGGGACGTGGCCCCCGACGGGGGTCGCCTCGCTGCGCACGCTCGACGCTGCGCGCTTTGCTCGGAGTACGGCATTCGAGAGGCTCGCCGTTCTCGGCGCGCTCGCTCGTTGCGCGAGGATGCTACTCACACCCTCATGCAATGTGCAAGCATGTTTGTAAATCTGCTCCATGTCGACGGCTTGCCCTTGCTTGACGCGAATCTCGATGAGGTCGGCCATCAGGTTCGACACGTCGCCATAAAACTCGTGCTTTGAGCTGAAATCGGCGAGGGTTTGCGCAATCTCGCGGGCGGTTTGCTGTTCGGCCGCCTGGGCGTCGCGCTGTTGCTGCGCAATGAGCTGATCTACACGCGGGTCGCGGAATTGCTGCTGTTGCTGCTGGCCGCCGCCCTCGGGCATGTTGCCGGCGAGGATGCCGTCGAGCGTCAGCACGTCGATGCCGTGTTGTTGAATGATGCTCGCGACGAGCTTCGCTTTTGACATGGGCGTTCCGACGCGCAGCTCGGCGGCGGTTTGCATGAGGCTTTGCACGGCTTGAAGTGGGTTCGCGTTGTCGGCGCGAATGAACATTTCGTAAGGGCGAACGATGTTCTCAAACGCGTTCACGAACCCCCGCGCCTGGGCGGCGTCTTGAACAACGCGGTTCGCTTCCGACTCGCGGCGATGTACTTCGGCTTTCACACGCGGGGGCAAGGCGGCCCAATCCTCGCGGGCTTGCGGCGTCCAGGCGGCGGGGGGCTTGAGGTCGGCCGGCGTGCCCGCGGGGATTGCCCCTTGGGCGGGTGACGTTGTCGCAGCCTGGGCGGTTTGCTGCCCCTCGGCGGGCGTGTCGACTGCGGTCGGCTTCGCCCCCTTCGCGAACCGCCCGTGTTGATCGCGCGGCTTGCCGTCGCCGGCCTCGCCCTCGGCGGGCTGATCCCGTGCCGCGACTTCATCGGTCGGCTCGGCCTCGAACGCGAGTTCGAGCGTGTCGCGCAACGATTCCTCGGCGAGGTCTTCGCCGTTCGGAATGCTGCTGTTCGTGTCGGTTGCTTGTGCTGTTGCCATGGTTAATAGTCCTTTTTGTATGACCGAGCCGAGTAGCGAAGGCTCGGTTTCGGGATGGGTGCCGGTAAGACCTCCCCAATTTCGCGATGCCGCTCCGCGTGATGGGCTTTGCAAAGCCACCGAACGGCGAGCGGCTGGCTGTAATCGTCGTGATGCATTTCGACCCTGACCGACTGGCATCGCTCGCACGGTTGCGGCGTCAACTTCCCGCGGGCGCGGGATGAATGGGCGATTGAGCGGGCGATGTCTTTCAGCCGCTGCGCATCACTCGGCGGGTGCGTCTTGCGCCACTTGCGCATGTAGGCGGCCTTGCATTCGAGGCAATACCGTTGCTCGCTGTCGCGATGGGCGCCGCACACTGAGCAAGGTTTCACGGGGAACGCTGTCATTTCATCCCCCGTGTTTCGTGACTGCGTCGGCCACGTCGCGAGCGCGTGCCGGGTCAACCCCGGCGAGTCGCGCCTCGCGTTGCTCTGCGTCGCGTTTCCATGTCCCGGCGAAGTCGTCGACCGTGGTCAGGTTGTTGGCGCGCATGTATTCGCGATGTTTCGCCCGCGTGTCGATGGGTGTCCCGTCGGGGGCGCGCAGTCCGTCGTAATGGCGTTCACTCGCGAGCGCGTTCCCGAGGGCAACACCGGGCGCGACGCTGATAAATCGCGGCATCTGTGCTGCGCAGCAATAGAACGCGGGGGCGTTCGAGACGTAGGCGTGAATCGACATCACGTGTTCGTCGACACGGCCACAGGTCGCGCAGCGGTAGGCGTAGGTCGGCACGGGTCAGGCTCCAAAAATCAGGATGCGGGCGGCGACGCGTTTCTCGCCGACGGCCTCGCGGGCTTCCTCGACACGCGTGTTCGCCGCGTCGATGAGCGGGGGCTTGCGCATCGGGGCGAGCGAGAGGCGGCGGCGTTCGGCCGAGGCTTCGTAGAGCTCCAGGCGGGCGGCCTGTAGTTCGTTCAAGGCGGTTTCGATGGGGGTCGGCATGGTGCGGCCTCACTGCATGGGCGGGCGACCGGGGGGCATTCCCCCAGGGGGCGGCATCCCCGGGCCGCCAGGAGGCGGGCCGCCAGGAGGCGGGCCGCCATTCGGCGGGGGCATGCCGGGGGGTACACCCCCAGGCGCAGGCATCGGGCCCGGCATCGGGCCGCCTGGGGGGCCGCCTGGGGTCATGCCGCCCGGCATGCCACCAATCAAAATCGTTTCTTGTTGAACCTTTGCGGCCTCGGCGAGCGCGCGTTGCGCGTCGGCGGCGGATTTCTTCGCGGCGGCGTCGTCTTTGCGGTCTTCGGGCGTCGGTTGCGGCGGGGCGGGCGGCTTCGCGGCCTGCTGTTCGAGTTGCTTTGCAGCTTGGTCGAGTACGCCCTCGATGGTCTTCGCCCCCTTGAAGCCTGCGGCGGCCCACTGCAACAGCTTGACAAGAAAGGTTCCGACTTGCGGGTTCGACGAAACGATGGGCCCGGCCGACATGATGTAGTTCGACGCTGCGCCCAGGAATTCGGTTCGCGCTTCTTTCTCGGCGGCCCAATCGGGCGCGGCGAGTGAATCACTCGTGACGTTGATCGAGAACAGGCTCGACGAAAAATCTTTCAGCATTTGCACGGCCGGTTGTGCGTATGGCGCATCGGGCGTGCGTTCGATCAATGAACGCTTAATGATCGTCTCGGGCTGAAAAACGTTCGCGATGATGTTCGCGCGAATGCGCATCGTCTCCGACACGAAACGGGCGACATCGTTTTGCAGGTTCGCGAGGCGGGCGCCCCCATACTGCACTTTCAGTTGTTGAGCCCCGAGCGTCTCGCTTGCGTTGCTGGCGCCGCGCATGATGTCGGAAATTCCGAGCACTTCGTAGAGGTCGGCCTGTAGCTGTTGTTTGCGTTGGTTGAGTTGAACGATTGCGTTCACGAACTGTTCAATCGGCATCCAATCGACGACGCCGCGCATGCCGCCTTTCTCGACAAAGGCCGACCAGTTATCGACCGGGACGAGCGCGTTCTCGACGGCTGTCGTCAACAGCGTTTTAACGGGCCCCGCCGTTTTGTCGTACACGCCCGCGGCCTTGACGGCGTCGGTCAGGTGCGAGAGTTTCGAATTGACGCGGTCGAGTTCTTTGTAGAGGTCTTGCGCCATCGCATAGTCGGGCCGCGGCAAGAATGCGCCGGTGAGGGTCGTTGCAACCACGGGTTGCGGGCACGGGAAAAAGTCTTCGAGTTCGAGCGGGTCGGGTTGTTGATCGAGAACGAACGAACAGCCCTCGACAAACCAGCACACGTAGTTGTCGTCTCGACTCCAGATTTCCCATACGGCCGCCTGCTTGAACGGGGTCGCGCGCAACACGTCGTCGGTGCGGTTCCCTTGGTCGTCGGTTTGTTGCGAACGCGACTGCATCGGGATCATTCCCGCCTGAACGTCGGTGAGCTTGAAACGCTCTTTCAACCGTGCGGCCGACATGTACACGCGACGCGCAACCCATCGACACTCGCGCCACCGACGGCACGGGCTGTAGCGAAAGTCTGACCAGTGCACGTAGTCAACTTCGGCTTCTTCGCTTTCGATGGTTTCGACTTCTTCGGTCGCGGGTTGCCCTGTCTCGGCGTCGATGACGGCTTGCCCCGTCCTTTCGTCGAGCATGGGTTGCTCGGTCTTGCCGAGCTGCACGTCGTATCGGCACCAGACTTGCCCGAGGCCGGCAATAAATCGGTCTTGCACCGCGTCGCGCATCGCGGCGTTCGTGTCGTCCCAATCGCGCTCCATGTCGCCATTGAGAATCCGCTGCATGATGATGCCGGCCACGCGCGAAACATCGTCGTCGAAATCGTCGAACTTCCGATTGACTTCGGCCTTCGGCATGCTTCCATAAATCGCCGAGAGGATGACCTGCACGTTCGACCAAAACAGGTTTGTCTTGCCCGAGTAGTCGGCGAGCGAGCGGTCGGTCGACCCTTCGGCCATGTCGATGTATTGCCGCTCACACTCGCGTGCGCTGCGATGAAATTTCGACATCCAGCGTTTCGACGCGTTGAGTTCAACCGACCAGCGGGCGGCGAGCTTCGCGCTATCGGCGAGTTTGTCTTTCTTGCCCGTCGGGTTGTCACCCTCGGAGGCTTGCTCTTTTTCTTCGGTGAGTGAGTCGATGTCCATATCGCCTCTCAGAGTCGATGCTCGCGCTTGCTCTGCGAATGCAAGTCGTCAAGCGAGAACGGGTAAAAATGGCCGTCCCATTCCTTCGGCTTTTCCGAGGTCTTGACGCCGACCAGCTCGCGCACCATTTGCGCGCCATAGCTGAACGCGTCCGAGCCATGGCTCGACCAGTCGTGCAGGGGTTCGGACGAGAACACCTTGCGGTCTTCGTCCCACTTGAACGACCACGCGCGCAGGGCTTCGAGGCCGCGGGCGCAGGCGTCAGGGTGAAACGTGCAATGCGGAAGGATTGAGCGGGCCGCGTTGATGCGGTCTTGCAATTTCGTTTGCGGGACGATTGAGCACTCGAACGCCTTCGCGAATTGCTCGACCACGCTAAAGCGCGTCGCCATCGTTTTCGCTTTCGCGTCGTGAGGTAAGTACAGATGATGAATCGGCACGCCGCAATGTGCGAGGCGGTCAATCCATTGCTCTGCATCCATGCCCGAGCCTTCTTCGTAATGGCACAGATGGAACCCGCCTGCCCGCAGCTCCCAAAACCAGAACGCGGCGGCGTCGCGATAACCGATGTCGGACGAGACGACGATTCGCGATTCGCCCCCCCACGGCTCGGCGGTTAGGCGGTTGTCGCGCTCCGCTGCGCTGATGTAGCGGCCGACGATGGCGCCGACGTTTGCGCTCGCGAAGTCGCAGTAATACTCCTGCTGTATCAATTCCTCGGGCATGTCCATTGCGCGTTCGAGCGCGATGTCGGCCGCACTCAAAACTTGCGTGTCAACAATCGACATCACGGCGACGAATGCGCCGGGCAAACGCTGCGCGACTTGCAGCGTTTTGTGTGCATGGTTGTAGCCCCGAGGCGTGAAAATAAAACTCACGCTCCCGCCGTTCTCGCGCAGGATGGGCCGCACGAAGTCGTACGCCCGCGGGTCGGTCAACGCCCACTCGGAGAACGTGACGTGAACCGGCGACGAGCCGACGAGCGAATCGAAGTTGTCGGCGCCGACGACTTGCACAATCGACCCGTTCACGAGTTCGATTTTCATTTCGTCTTCGAGCTTGCGTTTAACCAGCTCACGCGGAAACGTCGCGTCGATGAGGTTTTTCCCCTCACTCGTGATGTTGTCCCACACCACTTTCCGGCC